CAAATCTAAAGAAAGGAGGCTATTCTATGAAAATAGTCAAAGTTGACGCAGTTCAACGAGCAAGTATTGTGTCCGAGAAAGCGACGGGAATCTCCGGTCATTTTGAGCGCATACGCGATGGTGCGATGCCAAAAGTTCGAAGCCCGCTATTCAAAGGTCAGTCTAGTGAATCGATTCAAGGGAAATGGAAAGAAGTTCTATCCCGATATGCCGATAGGTTTCCTAGATTAATAGCGTATGAAGATACGCGATGGTCCAAGTTTGGACAACAAGGAGGTTTTCCTCCATTACGTGAAAGAATGAGCGATCTTGAGCTCTACTTCACAAGGTTCAAACCAGCTCCGATCAGAAAATCTCCTGAGTATGATCAGATCATCAAAATTGTCCGAGATAGACTTTTTAAACGTCATTCTCTTAGAGCTCTAACTCCAGAGCAAGTCCTTAAATCGGATATTGAAGAGGACAAGGTCAACACAAATAGTGGACTACCAGACTTCAGTAAACGTAACGCCCCGGAAGTGCAGACGAAGGCCGTTCAGGACGCTAAAAGCGGTAAATGGAAGGAGTATCCAGCCGTCTTAGGAAGCAGAAGTATTCGCCAGAAACCTCGTTTCATTTTTATGTTTCCTATGTCAACTAATATAGTTGAAAAGCAATATGTTATACCGATCATGGATGCTATACGCTCTCAAAAAGTCTTAAGTTTCAGTGCTTGGGAAGGATTTGAAGACGTCGAGACTGCCATGTATCTGCAAGACGCATTTTCTGCTAAATATAAGGTCTCAATGGATTATAAAGGAATGGATCAAACCATGTCAGAAGATCAAATGCGTATTGTGTATGATATTGTTGCTCCCGTTTTCCAGCCTCAATATAGAGCTGGATTATTAGAGTCTCTTCTACACTGTGTGAACATTCCAATTATGCACAAGGAAGATGAAATGATAATCGGGACTCATGGGTTAGCTTCAGGGTCAGGATGGACTAACTTAAGCGAATCTATTATGTCAGAATTCGTACATGAACTCATTAATCAAAGAGTGCCACTAGTAGGTAATCAATTACTGGGTGACGATGGCGCTATGACCTATAATAATGATATTAATTTTGCACAAGTAATCAAGGAATGTTCTAGCTTATGCGGTTTGGAAGCCGAAGAGAGTAAGCAAGACATATCCGAAGACACGCTACATTACTTGCAACGTTTCTTTGATAAAGATATCAAGATTGAAGGAACTGACATAGTTGCAGGTTGCTATCCCACCGTATTGGCTCTCAACGCTGGGATGAATCCGGAGAGATTTCATGAACCACGTAAGTGGAATGAACGTATGGAGATACTCCGATGGATTATGATACTAGAGAATTGTCACCATAGTCCTCTTTTCCACGAGATAGTGGATTTCTTTTGTGAAGGAGATATGTACCGATTAGGTATCAATATTCCAGGTTACTTTAAGAGACGAATCGTCCAGGACTACAAAGTAGCTAAGACTATCAATGATTTCGTACCAAGTTACAATCAAGCGAATAGAGACCGATCGATTGAAGACTTTGATACTGTAAAATATCTTAAGAGCAAGATTAAGTCTGGG